TCTTGTAATACACCGGCAGATCCATAATCTCTTCTTCGAGGTTCGCTAAGGCTCCAGGTTTATTCCAAAGGTTCCCCCCATGTTCCTGCTGGCCTCGGTGGTATTTTCCTGTCATCACACCTGAGAGCCATCCAAGAATGCTCGAAATATGCTCTTTTGGTGTCGCTACCCCATTAAAGGTCGGCATTCCTGGCTTTTCCGGTCTGTTTTCTCCGCTGATATTCGTCATAGAACCACTGAACCTCTTCATCTGTAAGTGTTTTTCGTAACATGCTTGTTGTTCTTCGTATCGAACGCTCAGATCGCTTCGGATACAAGCGATGAAGTAGCTCATGGATAAGAGTATCCACTGTGTGATTATGCGGAGCAATTGTAATAGATCCAGACTCGCACATTCCGTCTACATACTCGTAATCAGAGGACAAGTAGGCTTCGGTAATCGGTGCGGCTCCTAGCTCAACGCATAGACGCAACCACAAATTCTTATTTTTTGCGCCAAGGCCCGTCTTCGACATCAAACCATCTCCATCCAACACTATTTAAGTCAGTGACTCCATTTTCCTGCTCAAACCAAATATAACCCCGTCGTTGTGGACGGCCACCAATCCGTGCGCCAGTCATATATCCCTGCGTCTTACACAAACACCCACATTCAACTAGTAACGAGTCAGATCGCCACGGAAACACCGCCATCGTATGCGTATGCCCCATCACAACCAGCCGAATAGCGTCTAATCCTATCGCTGCTGAGTTATCCGCTGCCCATTCTTGAAAAAATCGCAGCGCACTTCCCGGCACACGGCTGTATTTTTCGGGATGAGCAAGGAGCGCATCGCCCTCCACCAGAAGCCAATCAATAGAGTGGCCGGTATTGGGAACCTCATGCTTGGCGACCTCGATATTGGAGAATTTCTTCGATAAGGCCGTAATAGGACATAGCGTTCCTCCTGTCATGGACGAAATAGCTTCTACCATGTCAACGGTCAGGTGAGCAGCAATCGCTTTCCGCAATCTCGCATCATGGTTCCCGACAATGACCTTGACCTTGGGAAATGACTCAGAGAATGTCTGCATCAGAGCCGTCACTTCAGCCCATTCATGCGAATAGGGAACATTCTCATACTTCGCAAACCGAGAGTGACTATAAGCATCCCCAATATCACCAATACAAATAGCAAGATCGACATTACCTGCCTCTTTTGCCAGCATTGCCGCCACCATCTCAGGGTCATGGAAAGGAATATGGAGGTCAGGAATGACGAGAATACGTTTTCTGTTTGACTTCTTCTTTCTCGGCTTGGCAGGACCGCGATAGCGATCCTTCATCATACCAATGGTTTCCTGCCACTTCTTCCATGACTCCTCGAAGGTTCTCAGTGGTTGCCGAATGGTCTGGTCGGACAGTTCTTTAAGGAGTTCTTTCTTTTGTCGTTGAAGAATACGACTGTTCTCTGTATAGGGACCACGCTTCCGGTGGCACTCCATACAGAGCGTCGAGTGCTTGGCGCACTTCTTCTTACAGTTTAAGCAATTCCACTGTTTCGCTGTAGATTTAATACCAATCCGTTTGTGGTAACACTCCCCACAACGCTTGGCTTTTGGATGAACAAGAGTATTTTTCTTACATAGAGGACAAATTCGTTTTGACATAGGCTTGAGAGCGAGACATTACAATCACTGTAACCTCCGCGTGGCTCCTGGTAACAACTGATACCCTAGAGTCATCCCCTCAAGACTCCACGACCCATTTTGAGAATCGTCACTAATACGGATTCGACACCCGACATCCTGAATGTAATCGCCATTCGTGCCTTCAAGATTGATAATGCTCTGCACAGAGTCCACCGGCAGCACGATATTACTTTCTGCGACCGTTTGTATCCCATTGCCGTTTGAAGTAATCAACTGCATAGACAACGGTTGGAGTGATTGACTCGCCCCGCCTCTCGCCACAGCTTCATCTGACGCCGATCCACCCATCCATTCAATATTGAGCGTCACATCGGCATCTGCTTCAGCGATTACATCCAGCCAGCGATATCGCTTGATATACGCCATCTGAGCTTGAGGCGAACGAGTACTCCAGCTATTATCAGTGCCGTATATGACCTTCGTCATCCACCTTGCTGGAATGTTTGAGCCATCAAAACTATCCCCGTTGAAAAATTGGTAACAAAAGCCGCCCTTGCTTGTCTGCGCTTCTCCAGTCAGGACAATTTGGGTATCTGTGCTGGTTTCAATCGTGGTAGATGCCGCCATCGGCATATCAGGCCAGACATACCAGACACCCCACCGATAGTTCCAGACAACGGCTTTGTTACATTCCGCATCTTCTCCAGAGGGTGTCGTTCCCGGCCAGAAATAGACCACATGCGCGTTTTCAATGTCGTGAACCGCATGAACCTTTTTGTGTTGGGTATACAGAAAATCCTTAAGAGTTTCTTTCACTGGCGTGCTAATCACAATATCGTTGTTGCCGTCGAATAATCGAATGTCTCCGAGGGGAGTCATATAGGACAACATCACACGACTTGTGGACACCTGATTTCCGCTTGAATCCGTATAGACGGCCCCTGCTGGCACACGAATCACAGACCGATGTGAGACACACCCTGTCACCGCATTTGACTTCGTGCGGGTCCAGTCCATGATGTCTGAGACTATTTGACCAGTGCCAGTGACCGTCCAGATGGAACGCTCACAGAACACGACCAACATGCCCTCGAAGTCCCCCACCATCCCTGTAACCACATCCCCGACAGAAGACTGATCTGTGAAATCGAGATAGTTGTTCGCTCCCACCTGATCGGGCAAACCTGGATCTGACCATGCGACTCGCCGTGGATTTGTATTGGTTCGTCCCCACCACAGCCGTTGTTTGTGTGGCTCACAGAAATAACTCCCCGTTGGTGGAGCATCTCCATGCTCCTGAAGCGTCCGATTCTCTAAAATATCAAGGTCTGAGGCGTTATCGGTGTAACTCGTCGTCGTTCTAACATCAATAAATGTCACAAAGTAGAACGTCGCACCTGTCCCCGTCGTGCGATACAGTTCATAGCCAGTAACATCTGAATCAGTATCAGCAGTCCAATTCAAATCACACTGTTCGTCAGCATATTGCAGACTATTTGAGGTAGACGATCCAGCATGTCGAGTCCCGGCGGCTTCAATACTAATGAGCTTGTAGGTATAGGTGCCGTTGAGTTGCCCCGATGCGGTGTTGACCAAAGCGGTGGGAGTCGGGGATTTTCCTGATGCACCGGCGGTTGAGAGCGCCGATCCATTCCACGCACGCGGAGCGACAACACCGTTCGTAAAGAACAATGTGTTATCGACTTGAGCAAAATCGGGGATAGACCCCACGGACCCGCTCCCTAAGTCTCCATCAGTAATGAACGTCCATGACGCTCCGTCATTCGTGGAGTACCACAGTTCATATTCATTCGCTGCCGCTTCAAACACACCGATAAGCTGGCGAGTAAAAGACGCACCAGTTTGTCGGTAGGCTCTGAGCGCACGCAGTCGCGTGGCTGCACTTCCGGTATTGGTTGTGACCGCAGAACTGTTCTGTTTGCTATACCCAAGAATCTTCTTCGCTCGACCCAACTTATCAATCCAGAGATTCCGAGAACCGCTGGATGAATAGATCGCAGGAAGGGCCACAGAATGAATCCCCTCCTGTGTTCCCATGAAGACGCTGAAAACCTGAGTCTGTATTGGATATGGCATTACATCGTCCCTACATAGAATGCTTGACCATCGACCTCGCTCAATCTCGTCGGTCCATGCCCTTCGTGAATTGTGACGCCATCGTCCAAAGAAATCACGCGGAATTTTTTAGGATGAGACTCATGGAGTGTGACTGACCCACGAACTCCGTTCAGGCACATGACAAAATCATCACCCCGAACCGCTGCAAATGAGCGTGACACGCCAGTATCCGTATCTTCCGTACTCCATTGCTGGTTCAACAGGGAGGGAAATGGGTGTGGGCCACCACCCTCACCAACCCGCGTAGACTGCCAATTAGCGACATCAGGGGGCAAGAGAGGGATAACCTTCGACAAGACCTTCTGAAGTCGCTGAGAGGCCAAATCTGAGCCGTATTCGCCCTGATTGATGTGGACACCAAAGACATCATGGTGCGTAGACATCCCACAACCCGCAATAAAGGCATTGAGCGGAGCCGCCGCAGCTACCGCGACTTCTCTTCCGCTGGAGCTTTTATCCCATCGCTGGTGTTCGTTATCAACCACAAAGTCTGGACATCCCTCAATCGGCCAGCGTCCATGCCACGGTTGACGCACCCATCGCCACTCACCTTCGCCTGTTGTTTGCTTTCGAGGGAAGTGAATCGTCGTCGCAGAGGCCGAGGAGCCGGTATTGAGATGCGTCAGACGCTCTTTCATGTCCTGCCATGTCTCAGCGGAAGGCGCAGATAAGGCGAATGGGACATCACAACGCTCCTGAAACGCCGCAGATGCCGCACGAACCTCGTTATCAGACCAATCGTTGTCTGTGTGGTTCCATTCATTCACACATTCAACGAGACAAACCTTATCCCTATTGTCTTTAACAAGGTCGGCCCATCCTCTCGCTAATGATTCGGCATCCTTGATCATCTGACGCCTGGTAAACATTGTGATTTGAGAGCGCAGACCAAACGCGGCAAAAGCATCAATCGTCTGCTGCATAAGTAAGAAATAGGACGGATCGACACTATTCCCGTTATAAGGTTTAGTTCCTCCCGGCCAGTCATGTGCGCCGAACCACCGGACATACGTTATTCCGCAACCACGCGCCCATTCTGCAAGGCGTTCTAGTTGACCGGGATTGTATTTAACCGCCCACGGGGACCAGAACGCACTGACACCTACGGCTGGAAATGAACCCCGACCGTCACGCAAAGCGCGTTGGTCAGTCCGTAAATTCCCCACAAAAGGGCGCGACGGAGCCACCTCTGGCTCTGGTTGAATAGACTGGATAATCGACGACATCGACCCGAACCGATCCTGTTCGTGAATCGCACGCCATGTCGCTTGATTGATGACACCCTGGTCTGGTTTGCGCTTGACTTCTTTCAACCGCGACAAAATGGCCTGTTCAAAGAGATCAGGCGAATCAACGAGAAGAAGAAACGCGCTATCCGTATGCGAATGTTGAATCCACCATTCGTAGTCAGGCTTCTTCATTGTCAGCTACTAGCCGATCTATTACTTGCGATTTCAGTTCACTGTGTGGCTGATTCACAATCTCCGCGATCACACTGACGAGTGCGTCGGTGAGCGGATCTGCTGTATACCGATTGACCGCTGATTCAAGAATCACGGCAGCATCCGTAGCCGCAACGTCATCGACTGACTTTTGCACAATCCCGTTGTCCCATTTTTCTGTGCGTGGGTCTGGTCGGCGTTCTGTCTCAACACGCGCTTCAGTTGGTGACAGGGCATATGTGACATCGTCGCCTGGTGCGCTGTAGAGAAATTCGCCGGTCGTGCTATCAATAATCCATTCATGGTGCATGTCTAATTACCCCGCTGCAATCTTGTACGCACAGGTCGCACTTGGCGTGAGATAGGTATTGGCATTTGCCACACTCATCACAAGTTTGAGCGTGACGGTGATGTCACTATCGAACGCCGGAGTGCTAAAATTCGCCGCCGGAGAGTTGCCCTCTATAATCATGTTCTGCGGCACGCTGCTAGACACGTTGCGGTCATAGCTCCAGACATCATTCACCACGCGGTGAAACTCGGCTAACAGTTGCCGCGTCCGAATCGTCGCGTTGTCACCAACGCTCCGCGCAGATTCAAAGGCTTGGGTGTCAGAATTGATGCCGTAATACCACGTAAAGTTTGAAGAACTTCCGCTGTTGTTTTTTAGCAAGTAAGAACAAAACACGCGGATCACATCTCCTGCCGCCCACGTATCCGCTGGAACGGTAAAGGTGACAAACGCGGTGCTTGATGTGGTGTTGACAACCTGAGCTTGCGTAACGGAGTAACTCGTCACAGATCCTGAACTAATAGAAGCCCACGAACTATCTCCTCGCAAATAGGTTCCGCTGGATGCCGTCCCTGACCCAAGTCGGGCCGTCGCTACGGTGCCTGACGACAAATTACTTGCATTAAGAGTTGTGAGGTTGGCTCCGCTCAGGTTATCAATAATTGTCGAGCTTAACGGCCCTTCCAGTTTCCCATCAGTTCCAACTAATGAAACATTTCCTGTTCCTATATTGAGGCCACCCCCAACATCTAATGCACTAGCGCCAGTACCACTTATAGTTAACCCAGTAAACTGAGGACTGTCTCCGGTTCCAACACCAATACTGGTGCGTAATGTGGCTCCGCTTTCAGCGACAGGGTCTGTTGACCCATCACCGACAATCATCTCGCCGTCAGCTAACACGGCCATTGCTTGGATATCACCCGTTCCATTACCAAGCAACACGCCACCATCGGTCAGCGTGCTGACACCCGTGCCACCGTGGGCCACACCCACATCTGTTCCCTCCCACACGCCTGTCGAAACAGTGCCAAGAGTGGTAATCGCCGTCGAGCTTCCGACATCTAGCGTGGTGGGATCTCCAGATCCGTCCCCAATCAGGATCACTCCATCGCCCAATACTGCTGTAGCGGTGATTGCGCTAGTCCCGCTTCCGAGTAGCACACCGCCATCTGTGAGGGATGTTGCACCCGTTCCACCTTTATTGACGGCAACCGCACTACTCAGATTCCCCGGATCAAGGTAATAACTCCCCTCTTGGTCATCGAGTTTGTCAGCGTTGAGGTTGTCAACTTTGGTCGTAGACGCAATCGTCAGAGGAGCTGTACCTGTAGAGACATCAGCCTCTAGGGTTTGGGCGCGGATTTCATACGCTCCAGCATCCCAATTCGCCGTCAGAGCCACGCTGCCATTCGCCTTCACAAACCCTGTAGCTTCGATCCCATCGAGCTTATCGGCATCCAGATTCGCCACCACCGCTGCACCAGAGTTCACCGCAAACGGCGCATTGGTGCTGCGACTAAAGGTGTGCAACCCTGTAATCGTGTACGCGTTCTCTTCCGTCAGTAAGGTATTGTCGGAAAGATCCGCATCGGTATTTGTTACTTGAATATCAGCCATATTAAAAACCAGAATCGTCTATGCCGAGAGATCGTAGAAAGCTACGATCACTCTGAGTAAGATTTCTCTCTATTGGATCATGTGGTCGTCGTTGTGGACGAGAAGGCCGTGATGGAGACACAGGTACATCTCCCCGTCGCTGAAGTCTTCTAAGCCATTCCATAAATGGGATTCCATGATCAGGAGCGTTATCTCCGTGCATCAAAACATCCCTAGAGAATGCACCAGACCCAGGCACGCCTCTCTCGGCCCGAACATCTTGCAAAAGTCTACGACCAAATGCCCTTTGCTGTGGACTTGCTCCCTCCGCTCTAAGTTTCTTCGCTTGGGACTTAGCGAGGTCAAGCTCCGCGTCAAGTGACCCAAACCCCGGTTCAGGGATCTCTGCTTTATATGTTCTGTAGTGGACCGGAACATTAGGTCTACTCCCAAATATCTCTTGCTCTGGAGTCAGGTTGTCAACTTGCTCAGTCACACCAGTCCGTCTTGTTGATCTACTAGAGCTTGGAACATACTTGGGGTCTGTTATGGACTTATTCGGATAAAAATATCGCATAAGACGACCGAGAAAACTCGTATCTGCGTCATCAGCGAGTCTTCCAAGTGTGTCAGTCGGCATATGCTCTGCCACTTTATCCATCACTCTTGACCCATACGTGGATTCACCCCTCCTTGCTAATCTCCCTGACTCCAGTAATCCACCACCTTTCTTTGTTCCTAAGATTCGCCTTCCCGTCATAGCAGCATTCGCAGCACCAGTACTAGTTATTCCTCCAGTACCCCCCATAAGCAAATCTCTCACTGTTTGAGGAACGTAATATTCTCCGAGT